CCATACAAAACAACATCACCTGCGTGCCTGTTTTTTGTTATATTATCTACTGGTGCAGGTGGATTTGTATTCCACAAAGAATCTCTCCCATAAGCATTAATTGCCGGATTGGGAAGACCAACAGTAATATAATATGAGTTGTTTGTAGAATCAATAGAATCTACAAAATTACTGGCATTCAGAATTCTAAATTGATCAGTAACAATTGCTGACATCGTTATCTTTTTTTATGTATTTATAGGGGAATGTATAATATTAATTATTGGACGTAGAATGGGAAGTAATTATCCGCTTCTGGAGAAACTCCATCTTCGGGTGGTTTCACCGATCTAATCGCGCCAGATTTCTGTTCACCAAAGTTTCCTCTTCTTTGAATTGTTGGGAATGTTGACAATCCAGCATCAACTGTTAATCCAGTTACTCCGATCGCAATTCCATCTCTATTATCGTAGTTGTAGATTCTACCGAAAGAGATTCTTCCGTGAGAGGTGCAAATACCACTTTCAGTAATATTCCAATCACCTGTAGCAAGAATTCCAAGAACAGGACTATCACTATGAATGTTACAAATAATTTCACCATCTTCAAGAAGTCCACTCTTCGCGTGAACTTTGTAAACATTATCAAGGAATGTTGTTCCAATACCAACAACACTATTATTACCAGAGTCAACGGAGGTTACTCCAGTACCAATAGTGGTGTCATAAATCAGAACTGGGTATCCAACTGCCAAGTCATTCGTATCTGAAAGAACACCAAACTTACCATTCAAAGATGTGTAATTTGAAATTGCAGTGAAATTAAATTTCAGTGCAAGTGGATGACCACCAACACCAGGACAAGTGCTGATACCAGTGATAATTCCACTAAATCCTTGGACGTTAGAAACATTATTGATAGTTTCTACAGATGCCTTTGGTATTTCAATAATTGTCTGTGGTGGATTGGTTGTAGTGTAACCAAATCCAGGATTGGTGATTGTAACTGCAGAAACTTGACCATTTGTAATGGTTGCAGTTGCAGTAGCAGTTGTACCAACACCAACACCAATAGACTTAGGTGCGGAGAACCTAACATCAAGTGAAGATACAGTATATCCTGCACCAACATTATTAGTTGTGATTGCACTTATAGTTCCTGCAGCAGATACTGTAGCAGTAAATTCTGCTCCGACTGGTGCTATATGATTAGAAAGGAATGCATCAAATTCAAAGTTGCTTCCTTTTTGAACATCAAGAATTTCATTATCATACACAAAGAATTGTGCATTATCTACAAATATTTCATTTGATGATGGTGTAATATCACCAATAACTCTTGCAGTTGGGAAGATTTTTGGTTCCAGAACAGGTCTTGCTTTAGAAACAAGATTTCCTCTTACATACAAGTCATTCTTTTGTTTAATCCAATCAATTGGTCTAAAGTTGTTTTCATCAACACCGAGACCAGTATAGATTTCCGTTTCAACAACATCAGATCCAGGAATATCAGTGATTGTTCTGCTATTTTCTTGATTTGGTGTTGTATACAGTGGATGCTTTCTTACAAACAGGTCATCACCAATCTTAATTGTGGATGTAACATCAATCAAGAGTGAGTCGAGATTATTTTGACCAACATAGAAGAAGATATCAACTTTATCTTGTGGTTGTGGTGCCTCAGTAAAGATGAATGATGTGCCACCAGTAAATTCATAAGAGTATCCTGGAGTTTGTAGGACACCATTAACAAAGATAAGGAGAACGGAATTTAAATCAATATTTGCAGAGAGTGGACTTGCAGGATCGAGTTCAAAACTCAACAATTCACCTCTATAGAACAGTGGGAATCTCTTCCTTGTTCCGTTTTGGAAACCAGAAACACTGTCAATGAAGTCCATTTCACCAAATGACCATGAAGAGAATCTATCAGTAAAGGTAGAAACAACTTCAAGTTGGAAATCAGAAGCAGGTTGGGTATAATCTTTGGCAGTTACAAGACCAACTGCCTTCATAACATCACCAGGTTTGAACTGATAACCATCTCTAGCAACCTTGAAATTGCTTACAACAAATCCTGCTCCAGGTGCTGAAGTTCTTGTTGGAGTGGTAGCAATAGTAGGATCCACAGCGTTTGTTACAATTCCAACCAGGGTATGAATTGCAGAAGCAACGTTTGCACAATATGGAGTACTGGAATCAACAGTGATTGTGGTATCTTTAATCTGAAGTTTGTTGGTATGTGTACCAATAGCAACAGACTCATTTCTCATTACCTTGACCGCAATATCTCTTGCCTCCATAAAGGCATTGATAGTTTCTTGCTCTTCACCAGCAACATGAGCACCAGTGATATAGAGGTCTGCAGCATCTACTGTGAAATCATTTCCACCGTATCTGAGGTTATATGCAACAGATTCAAGTACATCAACAATATCATCCTTACAATCTTGTCCATTTGTTCCTGCTGGAGGATTATATGATGGATATGCATCACGCATCCTTCCATATGCAACATCAGCAATGAATGCCGTATTTGCTACAATCAAGTTCGATGCGTCAAAGAATCTATCGGGATTAGAATTCTGTGCGGATTGACCAATTTCAAGATTTAAGAGAAGATTTTTTCCAACTTCAGTTGTTGCTCCAACACCAAGTCTAGATACACCTTCAATTGGAATATTTTCATAAATTGGTTCTGGAATAATCAATCTTGGATTGACATAATCTGTACCACCAGATGTGATATTGAATGCGAGAGTTCCACCAACACCAACGATTGCCTCAACAGATGCTCCAGTTCCACCACCTCCACCTTTTCCAACATTTACTGTGATGGATGTTGGAGTTGTTGCAGTAATTGCAGTTTGAATACCAGCAACTGGGTCAGTTGATCTTGGATATGGATGCTCACCAAAGAAGTTATCTTGAGAGCAAGTAAAGACTAAACTGGTAGTTCCAATTGCAACAGTATTAGATGTAGTTAGTGAATGAGAACCAATTTCAAGAACAAGAAGTCCCGTGTGTGAAATGTAAGTTGCTGCAGTTGGTGTATAATTTGCACCGTTGTTATCAGTAAGACTATTTTGAGAAGATCTTACAAATTTATGATCGTATGCAAGATCTGTTACACCGATAGAAACTGGATATCTATATCCAGAACCATATGAAAGGTCATAATATTTTGATATAGTTCCACCACCTTCATAAGTGTGTGGAATTGTACTAGTTCCAACCAGAACTGTCAGTTTTGATGAAGAAATGACGTTCCTAATATCTGATGCATAACCATAATCTGGGAAGATGGTTGTTGTTCCATATCCAGTGCTATCACAACTAAATTCAAGATCAGTTAGTTTTACTCTTTCATTTGAAATGAGATTATGCGGATCAGAAGTTTCTAATGTGAGAACACCAGTTACATTGTTGTAACTTGCAGTGCTAATAGAAACTGGTCTTCTATAAGTATTAATTCCAGTGATATTATTAATTGTGCCATTAGAATCTTTATCTACCAGAAGAGACGCACCATAAAGAGGAGCATATCCAAGACCTGGTGTGGAACCTAAGGAAACAATCAGACCACCTCTTGGAATTTGGTTTTGGTTAATATCAAATTCAGATTGAATCTTACTACCATCAACGGATGTAATACCAGTATAAACAACACTAGAAACACCTGCTTGAACATTTCTAATTAAGTCATAGTTGTTACCAGTGTTATTTTCTGTAGATGGTGTTTGGAATACACCATTAATGAACAGAATTCCATTTCCTGGCGAAACGCCTGTAGTATCAATACCATTAACCTTCAATGTATAAGTTCTACCAATTCCAGTAAATTGGTCGGAATTATCATCAAAAATCATATTTTCATCATAATTTTGTCTCAAGAATGTTCTTCCAGAGAATTGCGATCTTACATAAGGAAGATTCTGCTCATTTCTTCTTGCACGAGTATTTCCTTTTGGAGGATCTGTAAAGAAGATTTCATTTTCAACAATATTAAATGAACCTCTATAAAGTTGAACTGTAGTTCCATCAATATGAGATGTTGCCGCAGAACCAACGGAACCTCTAACAACAGAAACTGTTGCATGAGTTTCTCCCGCACCTGCTTGAATAACACCACTGATGGGACCAAGAATTTCACCATTAAAATTGCTAGTGAATCCTACAGTTTCAACCTTCATGTATTCATCATCAATTCTAAGCAGATCGCTTGGTTGAATTGAAGAAATACCACTAACATTGAATGTATTAATTCCAGCAGGAATACCACCACTGTAGTAATGACCATTGAATCTTAGTTCATGACTGATTGGTGTAAAGGTGATTGGTTGTTGAACAATACCATCAATACCAATAACTGTTTTAGAAAGTTTCTTAGTAAATTCAAGTTGATGTTTGTTACCCAAACCAGCATCAGTGAAAGTAATTGCAACACCAGATCTGGCATCAAGTTCTGTTGCTGCCAACTTAAATGTATCTGGTGTAATTGCAATTGCAAATACTGTAGATGGCATCTTATCCGTAAGAATGCCTGCATAGTTTGTTGTTTGACCAATACCCATTGATGTTTGACCAACACCAGCGAAGGTAGAAGTTGGAATATATCTCAGTTCTTCTCCAGTATTGAAGAAGTGGTCGGTCATTGTAAACTCGCCAGTTCCATAATCAAGTTTTGTGGTATCAGTAGGATCAAAAGACTTGCTATAAATTGGTTTTCCTTCGTATGTCAGTGGGAAGTTAACTCTATTTGCTCTTAATCCATTTAATCCATCAAAGGCAGTGAGGTATAATAATTGATTTGTTGGACCATACTGTAATGGTAATGCTTGATTATCAAAGTCCATCTCCTGATAGAAGACTTCATTAAAGGACTGTAGAGTTACATCATATCCAGAATCGGGATAGAAATTTAAATGATATCTATCACCGAATATTTCTGCACCAAATGTACCAAGTCCAGTAATATTATTAACTGGAGCAAATGGACCAGGAACAACAGTTACCTCACCCTTTTTCTTGTTTGCTAGTGTGTAAACTTGATGTGTAGCGGAAGTAGAACCTGCAGATACTTTGACAATAGAACTTGCCGAAGAATTGAGTTCAAAAGAGAAAGTTCCTGCATGAACAACATCTGTTCCATATCCAACAGTGCTTTCAAGTAATCCACTTCTTTCAGTTCCTGCTGGTTGATTATTGAGAAGGAATCTGTAAGTTCCAATTCCTGCGGAAGTTGCAGCAAATCCAACAACATCTGCACGTACAGTCAGTGCATTAATGGAAGATATTCCAAGATTTTGTGCTTGGAATGTGACAATACCAACACTAGAATCATAAACAGCAGTTACAATACCAGTTTGAGATGCACTATAAGAAATAGATTGTGCATCAAAATAATATTCTTGAATAAACGTATTTGTGCCATCAAATGACAGAACTGCCTCTATATTGTTGATTTCGCCGTTCTGATTTGAAACTTCAATATTTGCAAATGCACCATTGAAATTATTTGTATCAAATTCTTTGATTGTTTTAATACTAGATGCTGTTCCAACACTAGTAATTCCAGAGACAAGTACACTAGTTAAATCAACAGAACCAAAAGATTGTGTTCCAATTCCTGTCTGACCTAATGGCAAATCACGATAGAGATAAGTTTTCTTGAGAATCTTGATATCATGATCTCTATCAAATGGATCTATTGGTGTGAAGATTAAGGTTCTTCTTCCACTATCATCAATATTTGCAGTAAAATCGCCTAGTTTAGTACCCGTAAATGAAGTTTGCTTTTCAAAGAGGAATGAATCAAGTGTAGTTGTTTGAAGAACAAGATCAGTAAGTTGTAAGTGTCCAGTATCTGGATCTTGAATTTGAATCAGGTATCTTACATTATTATCAATAAAGTTAACTACGTCAACTTCAACAAATCCATCTTTGAATCCTCTACTTGAGAATAGATTGCTAATATCATCATGAATTAGAACGCGATTAGTTCTACATTCAACATAATCATTGAGTTTTCTATTCTGAATTCTGAGTGCATTAGATTGTTGCAAATTAGCATTCAGAGGACTTATTCTTGGATTGTCATCCAAAGCATTATCAAAATAGTTGATAATATCAACTCTTCTTTCGCCTACAACATCAAGTATAACAATTGATGTTGTAGAACCACCCAAACCAACACTACTATTACCAGTCGATGTAACACCAACATCTACAAAGTTCTTGAGACCTGCAGGGTGAATAATGCTGTTTACTGGATTTGAAGATTCCTCCCAAGTAATTGGACTCTTAATTGAATACGAAAGATTCTGATAATAATCATTGTTAGGAACAACTTGATAATCTTCACTGAGTTTACCAATATCATTCTTCCATCCAATATTAACCTTTGAAGAATAATCAATCTTAAATCTTGCTTTTTTCTTATCAATTGAGATTACATCTGCAATAGATCCGCTGATGATTCCCTTAATTTTTTCACCTACTTTAAGATCGTATCTACCTTTAATTTTTATGTAATCATCTCTAACAACAGAGACAAACAAATCTTGTTCTTCCCAGGTAGGTGTACCGCCAAAAGGAACTGCAGGACTTACATAAAGTCTTTCATTTTTAGCAAATTCTGCTCTTTCTTGAATAACATCAATTATTGGATAGTTATTCTTATTAATAATAGTTGCAAAACCGTCTTGATATGTTTTTGCAAATCCAGCATTTGTAGATAATCCAACACCATTTTCATCAACTATTGCAAAAGTTAGTTTTGCTGGGCTAGTATTTTGGTAATCAGTAACTTTGAAGAATTTGTAGTTATAATTTCTAGAGTTAAATCCAGTACCAACACCAACAACTGCTTGTTCAACACCTTCAACAAAAACTTCATCGCCAACAGCGAAGAGTGGAGTAGTAAATCCAAGAACTGGAGTTTCAAGAACACAAGTTGCAATACCTGTTGGTCCCGAAAGCATGGATACAATGCCAACGCCATTTGAGTTGTCTACACAAATAATCTTATGTGGTTCAGACTCCAGACCATAGATAGGTGCCAATTGTTTAATTTCGGCAATAGCGCCATGTGGTGCTTCTGCAATAAGGGAAGTCTTATCGACAATTTCTTGTCTGGTTTCATTCCAGAGGAAAACATTTGGACTATTCAGATATCTTGCACCAGCAAACTTAATATCTGCTTCTTTGAATACATCAAGATTATCAATTCCAATGATTGGTGGAACAAATGCTTCTGGTCTTAAAGTATTGTCTGAAGGATAGTCATATCCAACATCTTTGAATCTTATATTATTGATTCTACCAATACTTGTCGAAATACCTTGAATGTTTGCATTGACACCTTCTTTACTGGTAACATCAGTAAATTTAGGAAGTTTGGTGAAGTTAAATCCTTCAGAAATTACCTTTACCTTTGCAATACTACCATTCAGTGCATTTGAGGACTTTGTATTGTATGATAACAGATCACATTCAGATGAATTATAATTTAATACTGATGGATATCTGTATGGAGAAATTTTAAACGAAGTTGGAGTTGCAGTAGTAATTCCAAACGTAGCATAAGTTCCATTATACTCACTTTCAACAAAATTAATTTCAGAATAATGTGGAACTGATGTATCTGCCGTGCTAATGTATCCACCTTTTTCCAAGGTATAATACAATTTGCTTGGAATATTTTTAGAATGATTTAAAGTAAGTGATGCAGTTCCAAAACTTCCAATACCAATACTACCACCAGCACCAACAACATTAAAGTCTCTACTATCACCAGAACTTACATATTCGTTGACAAATTCCTTTTCTTTGTAGAACTTCAGTTCATATCCATTCAGAGAAGCATCATTTAAGAGGAATTTTAAGTCTCCATTTGATACGACATTGATTTGTGGGTTAATTAGACCAATCGTATGATTAACACCACCAGCATCACTAATATCTACTGTGGATTCGGTTTCTGGTAAAGAATCATAAAGGGTTTCTGCTAACTTAAAAGTATCACTCGATGTTTTTACGACAAAGTATGATCCAGTAGAAAGACCAGAAGCAACTTGTTCACTATTATAATAAACTTTGTCACCAGTCTTAAACCCGTGATTGGTATACGTGAAAGTATTTGTTGCAAAGTTAATTCCTGTTGAATTGATTCCGATTGGATTTACAAGAATTTTATTCTCAAAATAATCTAGTTTAATATTAAGTGCTGCAGTGGTTCCAAAACCTACAACAGTATTTGGTACAACACTCAACTTAATAGTATCATTATTCTTTAATCCATGTGTTGCAGATGTACTTACCAATGTTGTAATTCTAGAGACATCACCAGTAACTTGAGTTTTTTGAGTCTCAAGTAAAAATTCATCACTATCACTACCGGCAATTCTAAAGAAGACACCCTCAGTTTGCGAAGTATTGCTTAGAAGAGTTGCAATACCAATATGATTTGGTCCTCTATTGATAATATAAACTTCAGATTCTCTAGTAGATTGATTGGGAAGGAAGAAAGTTGTTGAAGTTGCTTCCTGAGACGCAGAAATGGGTGTTTCACCTGGTGGCAAAGTCAGTTTAACCTTCTGTCCAGTTTTAAATGGATGATTTGGAAGATAAATCTGACGTGTTGGAACAGATACTTGTTTGTATGATCCGTCTGGAAGTTCGATTGCATCAATGTTTACAGAACCACCAATAGTCACACCAATAGCAACTTGTCTTCTAGCATTAAAGTATACTAAGTCATTACGATAAGAATTGAAATTATCAGTCTTGACTGGCAATAAAATTTCATCACTAATTGGATTTAAAACACTTCCTAAAGAATGTCCTGCTCCAGGACCTACACCAAACCTTTTAACTTTAAAAGTTCCATCTCCATAATTATTCAGAAGTCTTACAATTTCTTCACCATCTGAAGAAACAATTCTAATAGAGTTACCTATTGATACATTAGATAAAGATCCAGATACGTAAATTGATTCTGTAAGAGGTCCTTGACCACCACCATATGCACTCATTGTAGAGGCAAGACCAATAGTTTCTGTGGATATTCCAATGGTCTTAGAACCCTCCAACCTAGCAATGGAAGTAGATAATCCAGAAACCAACACAACATTATTGTCAACTAAATCATATCCACCAAATCGGTTGTAAGCAGCGACTTGACTGTCGTTCTTCCAGACAAAAACAGAATCTGGATATGATTCTAAAGTCGTTGTGATAGAAGAAATACCAGCACCAGACAGTTCGGTTACTTCACCTCTTAAACCAGATCCACCAGTTCCTGCAAAACTAAAGTTTACGCCATCACCAATACGATATCCTTGTCCACCATCAATGACTTTAATTTCTGGAACAGATCCTTTAGTTACTGATTCAATAACAGATGCCTGTTCAAATGTTTCATATGATTCGTTAAAGAAATCATATTCTGCACCAGATTGATCTACATTGTATGGGAATGTATTTCTAACAAGATTAGTTCCATTGAAATCATAAGTTTGATCAAGGACATTATTGTCTACAATAAAGTTGGACTTAAAAGTGTTTCCAACAAAGTATGGATATTGTGGAATGAAATTTGCTGTTGCACTGCTTGTAGTGACACCAACAAAATACGCATATACACCATTTGGAAATTCTGGAGTCTTGCAATATCTTCCATTATGAACATCCAAATCACCATTATCTCTATAGACGTAATCTTCAATAAAGAAACCTGGATCAAATGCAGGTCTGTTAGGAACAGATGAAGAATCTAATGTATATCCACTCTCAACTCTTTTGATGCCAGATTGAACAACATCTGCATCTTGATATGCAAAGGGTCCATAGATTGGATTTCCGTCATATGCCCAACCGATAATTGGTGAATGAAGACCATCTAGTGGTTCAAGATTCTTTGCAAGATCTTGAGAATATCCATATACTCCATAGTTGAGATAATCTTCTTTATTACTATCAAGAAGACTTGCAAAAATTTCTTCAGTGTTGTTTATAGAAATTTTACCAAATCTAAACGCATCATTTACAGTAAGATCTCTAACTCTAGTATCAAAAATCGCACCTTGCCCTCTTGGATCAATATAAATTGATGTTGCAGATGTACTATATCCAATACCAGTATTGATAACAATAACGTCATCAATTTTTCCATCCTTAACAACAGGTCTCAATACGGCACCATTTCCAGTGCCAGAAGTATCTTCAATTGTAATATCCGGAACAGATGCATACTCTGTACCTTTGTTTAATATCTGAACTTCTTCAATTCTACCGTTAACAATAATAGGATTTAACTGTGCATTCTTTCCTTTGGTGATTGAAACTAAAGGTTTCTTATGAATATTAAAAGTAGTTGAACCATATCCACTTCCAGATTCATAAAGATATGCATCTGTTATTGGTCCAGTAATAATTGGTGTGAATACAAAAGTTCCTACACCAACATAGTTTGCCTCAACTTTAATCGGAGGATATTCAAATATTTGATATCCAGAACCTAAAGATTCAATCTTGGCAGTTTTATTTTTTAATAGATCGTTAGTAAAAGTTCCTGCAACACCAACATTAATAACTCTAAATCTATCATTATCTACTTTTTTGATAGAGTATTGATTTGTAGTAGAAAGACCAACAACCTCTGTACCAGTGGTTGAGTAATTTACAATCTCACCTGTCTCAAAACCATGATTTTCAAAATAGAATGTATTGTATTGAGTTGAAATTCCTGAGGACTTCACTCTTAACTTTCTATAAGAATAACCAGAACCAGGATTTAGAACTTTTATACCTCTCAGATTTGTTTGAGATTCTGTTCTAAATTTATGAATACCAGATGCAGTAGTTGCTTCAGACAGACCAATTGTGTTAATACCTGCTGGGAAGTGGAGAGCATCCTCCTCTTTTGTAAATAATCTAACTGTAGATGTATTAACAACTCTAATATAATATTCATCCCCACTTTGAAGATTATTATCTTCTGGGTTATTTGGATCATATGCATCACCAATACCAAGAGGATCGTTACCGTTTTGGTTGTAAATGAGTATTTGACCGTTTACAAGATTGTGTGGTCTATCAAAAGTAATTGTCTCATTATCAATATCAACACCACCACCAAGACTAAGTTTTCTACTATCAAACTTTAGTTCGCGGAATCTACTACCAATGACTGGCTCTAATTCACATCCAGAACCATTACCACCCGTTAAGGATATAGAAGTCAATCTTTGTACATCGAATTCTTGTGGATCAACCAATACATCTTTTACATCACCAATAATAACTGGTTCAACTTTTGCTTGTGTTGTTCCAGTTTTGATAGTAATCTCTGGTGGAGTAACAACATCAAAACCTTTGCCACCATTCAGAACCTCAAATTTTTTCAGAGGTCCATAATAAACTTTGTCTTGAGAATCTGGCGCAGAGATTTCTACACCATCAATTAACATACCAACAGAACCTTCAGTTCTAGGATCTGGGTTTACATCATTTACACTTTGTGATAATGGGAATTTTCTTAAAATCCTATTATCAGTAATTTTTCTATTTCTATGTCTCTTAAGAGTAAATCTATGAATACCTGTGGATGGTAATGGTGCTGGTCCTACTCTCCTATGCTCACCACTTGTGAGAAGTTCCTTAGAGATGTAAATTTTAATATCTCTAGAAGATACCAACTTAACATAGTAAGTCTCACCAGATTCTAATCCTGAGAATGGATTGTCTGCAGTATAGACAATTTCATCACCATCTCTAAAATCTACAGGACTTGCAAATCTGACTGTATTATATGCTTTATAGAAATTATCAAAGTTTCCAAGACTACTTACTGTTCCGTCTGGAGTTGATGCTTCTACAATATCTTCTACAACTTCATATGATGGTAAAGAGTTGGATGCAACATATGCTTCAGTCAACTCATTATCAACATATAAGTTCAATATGTCAGTATTATGAACATCATTTCCTAATTCAATTTCTGCACCAGAACTTGTAGCCTTACTGAGTTTTCTTCTAAGACTATATGACGTTAATGGATTTGCAACAAAACCACCAGTATTAGATAACGTAACAGTTCTTGTTGCGAAATTGATACTTGATACTTCCGCAAAAGCACCACCTTGAGGGGGAGGTACAACAACAGTGCCAACACCTACAGTCCCAGATACAATCTCTACAAGGTCACCAACCTTAAGACTTGATTTATCAATATCTGTAGTCAGTACAAAAGTAGAACCACTTGCACTTTCGGCAATAAATCGTGTGCTGGTATTATAAATCCAAGAATTTGCAAAAACTTCAGCATATGTCTTATCTCCAGGTGGGTTTTTAATAACCTCACCCAAATTCTGTACAACAATTTCTTCATCCTCTTCCATAAGAGGAATATCCTCAACTGGATCAAATTCTGAAAGAACTCCAGTTATGCGTAAGTCAACTCTTTTTGAAGTATCTCCGTTTTCATATCCATAAACACAATCATCAAAACGAACCATTTTCCCAAGAGGAATGGGAACACCCATACCAACTGAGTAATTCTCTTGAGTACAACCATAAAACTGGTTAACACTCTTAGATGTGTATCTGATTAATATTGGACCACTAGTGAACTCACTTCTTTCACAAATAATCGCACCAGTTTGACCAAAACCAATAGTAGAGTCTACAGAAATGGTTGAGTCACCTGGTTCAATCTTTTCGACTACTCTTGATGCACCTGGAATACTAAAAGTTCCTTCAATAAAATCTTTATCGTTATATCCAACAAATACACCAAGTCTATAAAATGTTTTATTGTTACGAGTAAAAATTTCTACATCAGATACAGATGCTCTAGTATTTGGATCTAAACTTCTTGTGATTGTTTGACCTTCAAGTGCAAATGGATCGCCAGAGACAAAAAGTCCACTTTCTTCATCAAGATATTCTAAATTTTCAACAACAAATACTTCTCTTCTAACGTACTCAGCAGAGGATGGTTTGACCAATCTAGTCTCTAGGTCTATAACCTTTGCTTCAACGCCGTACAGGACCCGGAAGAGTATTCTGACAGACTCTTCAATACCTTTTGATTGGTAAAAGTTTCTAGCGTGCTTAATAAAGTTTCCAACATCCAAGTCAGAAACAAAATCAAGATCTTCAAATCCTGGAGTAAAAGTTCTCTTTAACTTTTTATAGAACTCTTGTAAGAAAATTGCACTTAAGTTTGTTACAGATACATCTGCAATGTGTTCTGCTGCTGTTGTTTGTGCAAACTTGAGAGATTGTCTGTTGGTATGATCAATGATATTTGAAATATCACTAGAATATCCAGTAATACCACTAAATCCACGAATACATCCAGTAAACGTGGTTGCAGTTTTACCAGTGTAAGTAATAATTTCATCACCAATTTTCAGAAGACCATAATCATCTGGAAATCCTTTAGTTGATGCAACAGTAATAGTAGTTGCAGTCTTATCAATACCTGAGGAGAGAGTTGTTGAACCAACAATAACTTCTGGAACGAGATTATCAACCCTGATGTAACGATCAAGGTTATCAACCAAATCAACATTACCTCCTTGATGTTCCAAAGAGACGTAATATTGCTTAAAAAGTTCTACCGCTTTTGGAAAATCGGCAACTAAGAATTCTGGAAGTTGGCCCTCAATAATCTTATTGAGTTGCACTCTCTTCTCAAATTGCGACATATTTTATTTCCTCTCTAAATCTCCGTTTGAATAACTTGATGTATAGAAATCTCTTGTGAATGTGACGCCAGAAATGTCTTCACCAGATGCAATGACATCTTTAACCATATTTATCTTACTATCTGAAACGCTCAGACTCAAATAAAGATCTTTGAGTCCGACAACATCATTAGAATCTGGGACTGCTTGAATCTCAACAATGTCGTTTGGTCTCTGTGTTGAGACAATATTTACAGTACTAAGATTGATTTCTCCTTTTAGATAATCAACTGTTCCTGCTTCCTTTGCAACAACAATACTTTCACCCTTATCATTCACTTTAACAAGTGAAATAATTCCAGTTTTTAAGTCAGTATTGGGAACATCAACCATGAATACTTCACTCTCTTCCCCAGCAACTTTGAATCTTGTAGACTTAATATTAAATCCATTTGGTTTTACATTAAATCTATTACCAAAACAAAGTTCATACTGTGCGAATTGATTGACTAATGCCTTCAGATCTCTTCTAATAATGATTTTTGTAATATTAGAAGTGATTGCATCATCAACTCTATCAATCAATTGCAGCACTTTACTGTATTTGAATCTTCCACCAAAGCGATTCATGTCAACATTCTTGGAATATGAGTTCAAAACGTCAGTAACATTCGTTTTGAGGTCACTTGCATTCGATGCTTTGGATATATCATAGTAAATTGTCGAATCAAGTTCCACGTAAAGAACTTTCAGATCAACAATTTGCTGATTAATACCAGCAATTGAGTATTGCTTCAGTTTACTAAGAATATTTTGCTTGTCAAAGTCAGAAACAAACGTTCCATTCTTTGGTTTTATGCTAATTTGGACTGTTCCAAACTTAGGAGGTGATAATTCTTCTCCACCAACCACTGCAACTGACTCTGTGTTGGGATATACTTCCGAAATAATTGCTTCATAGTCCCTTGCAGTGACTGCTCTGTACTGAGCAGAGTATAAACGAGGCGCAAAGTACTTAATTGAAGAAACATCTTCAATTTCTCCACCATTTTGTGCCTTTTGAACCGTATTTACGGTGATAGAACCACTTGGAATGACTGATACTCCACTTTCATCAACAAATGAACCTTGGAAATCAAATATCGATGGTCCGTTTCCTGCTGCACCATCAGTTACAAGGTATCTTACAGTGATTACAGCGTTATTTTCTAATTTTTTACCAAAATATCCGTCACCAAACAGAAGTTCGTACCTTTCATCCTGAACTTCTTGTAATAAGAACACTTCAGAGTTCTTATTTAAGTTTAAAATGTTGTCAATTTGCTTAAATTCCCTCCCTAAACCAGAATCACCGATTCCTCTAACATAACATCTGATTGTAGAGGTATCAATACTTGGATTGTCCAGGATAAAACGCTGATCAACAGAAGTATTGACCAAAAATTGCCTTGAAAGCATGGAACCTTGTAAGACTTCTCTTGGTAAATCTGCTGTTCCAAACTGTGCTACCCCATTTTTGACACCAACAGTCAAATCTTCTGGGATAGAAAAGCGATATGATGAGTTATCAGTCACTCCAATGCACACCAGACCCGCTTGAAGCGTCAAAGTACCACTTGTAGTGGTAGTGGGTACGTTAAACCATACATTTGCCTTAGCGGCGCTTCTAGAGCGAGGTACATAACCAATGTTTCGCGCCAAAGAAACAACATTTTCGCGAACTGTAGCACCATCCAGGAAGGATTCATTGACTACAAGGTTCGCATTGAATGCGTTAATGTAAGTATTGTACGCTAAAGTGTCAATAAGGACTGCAAAGTTAGACCCTTCAAAGTCAAAATCCGTGAAATTTGAATTTGCACGGAGATAATCTTTGATTTGAGCCTTGATTTGGTCAAAATCTAGGTTTGTAAACTGAGTAAAAGGCATATCTTATCTGGTTGCCTCTAAAACGAATGAGAAGGCTTGAGGTGGTAAATCTAATCCAACAACATCAAAGTAAACATTCACATCAAAACTGTTATTATCGGGTCTGATATCAACTTGTACTTCAACATTTTCAACGCGAGGTTCATAAAATTGAATAGTATCAAGAATTTGGTCTTCAATAATCTTTGTTGTCGTTACATCGACAAGTTCAAAAAGACTTGCACGAACATCAGACCCCAAATCAGAGTTGAAAAAACGCTCTGTGGGTATTGTTTCAACCAAATTGCGTACAGATCTAATGATTGCACGCTCATTTACGAGCACAGGGAGGTCCTTCGTCACAGGATGTGGGTCAAATGAGAAACTAATATCCTTAAATGCTCTGGAAACCCTTGCTGAAGGCATTGAAATGGTAGATTTTTCTGAATTTATTTATACCTTCACTCGCGATTTTGCTCTTCTTCAGTCAATTCTTCTGCTGCATCACTTGTTTCGTGGGGTTTACACCAATAGTCGGTAATCAAACTAGTCGTACCCCACATGCGGTACATATATTCAACATCTCTATCAACGTGATACTTAGACATCTGTTTCTCCATCTTGGTTAAACAGAACTTTTAAAGGGGTTTCTATCCCTCATCGGTATTTATTTCCTCCTCTTCTGCCCGTTCCTTTGCAGTCTTCCAATGATATTCATCTTCACGCCCCATACCAAGGCGGTCATAACCATTTTCTACTGAATAATACTGAGTTGATACCTTAAAGTCAGGCATCTTAGGATCAACTGGAGTCAAACTATTATCAAAGATACGTAATCGATTATTTGGATACAGAGCATACTGCCCATTCTCCAGTTCAATTAAGTTATGGGACTTATGTTCTGCTGGGTTTTCACTTGTCGCCCAGTCAACATAGTCTGGATCATGGTGATAGTTATCGATAGTACAGACGTAGGTACCTTTCATGATGCCATGGTCTCTGGTATAACATTCAAAGTCCATCGAACCAATAAACTTCTTATCTACTGATACTACACCATAGTCCATGCAATTCCAGAACTGTAGGTTAGGTAGACTCATATCAGGTTTTGGAGTCTCTGGGTCTGTTACGAATGCAGCAATCGGCAACTTATCATACATTGCCGCATATTCTGGTAAGTAGGTTTCAAAATAAAAAGCGCGTCCAGGTATCGACTTAACCGATACCCAAACGCCCTTTACAAATTCACCATGCCCAGATTGATGGTCGGTGAGATATTCTTTACGTACCCATACTTCCACTGAAGGAAGATTAGCAATCAAGCACGCCATAACATTTGTTTACAACTGTGCTTATTTACCTTGTCCGCGATAGCACTTTTTAGCCTTATTGCGAGAAGACGCGGCGTATTTGGTATTCTTCCCTTGTCCTTGACGAGTTTTCTTCGGTTGTGACTCAATCATCACTTGACCAGCGAGACCGATTTTTGCCCGTGCCATAATTAATCCTCTGTAGTAATTTGTGTATCAAGCTCCGAGGGGTTCGGAGTACCTGACGAGTAGAAGTCCTCTGCCAGGTCTGCTAGTTTATCAAAGTATTCATCTTGGGTCAAGCCCTCTGCAAGGACCTGACCCTTATGGAGAATTGTATAAAACTCCTGAGACATATCAGATAACGCGAGATTTTTCGTGCCCGACTCTGATACGAGGATCGCACCAAATCTCAAATCCTGCCTCTTTTGCATCCAGACAGAATGATACATCCTCTCCACACATGTCTTGTACTTCACCAGACTCAAAGACCTGCATCTTAGGTGCAAACCATGGATAAGGCATACCTTCGTGTTCAAACACACCATTCTTGATGAGCAACCACCCAAAACCTGTGTAGTCCACAGTGAAGGGTTTCTTACGCTTCGCGATACTATCAAGAGTTTCGTGATTCATTACACCACCATTGTTACGGAAGTCATCTTCTTCCAACCAGTGTGCAACCGATGTAGTCTGTCCATCTTCAGTGCAATACCATCCACCTGCAATGTCCTTATCCATCAGAATCAATTGATAGAACTTCTCAGTGTTAAACACAATGTCACTATCAATCCACAGTTGCCAATCATAGTTCAACTTACCATCCCATGGTTTCTGGTCAGGACCACGAAGAACATTTGCACCTAAACACTTACATCGTGCAAAGTTCACCATGGAACTATAGTCCTGGGAAATCTGGATACTTGCTCCTGCTTGTACCAGGTCAAAACAAAGTTGTACGAAGTTCTTCAGAAAGGTGTATGATACACCGCGACCTGGGAGACAGAATACAACGGTCTTTCCTTTGACCATCTCTCTTGCTAACGCAAAATCCCATTCCGCCTCTGCAGGTTTCTTCACAACGGGAGATTTTGCTTTTACTGTAAATCCTTTTGCCATAACTTAAGTCAAGTTTGAATTTGAATCGATTCAAAAGTAATTATACTCCAAGTTTACTCTATTGTAAACCTCAGAGTTCGGTAATTACTATACTGTCACCATCTACTTCCATATTAATCTCTGTACCCTCATACCACCCAAATTCGGAGATAAACCACTCAGGCACTTTGATGACGTATTCGCCAGTTACAGGATCAACCTCTACGGTCGAAAAATTTTCTCCGGGATTTTTTTGCATAGAAGTTATACCTATTTCCACTTTTGTTTTATATAGAAAAGTCTTGTGTTATACAAAGACCTCGCGAAAGCAAGACTTTATAGCTTACAGGGACCCATTGATTTTAGCCACACGCGCCGCACGGCGGCACCCCCCGCCAGGGGGGCACTGCCTACCACGAACCCATAAGACTGTCAACCCATAAACCATGGGCGGTCGTCCAGTTCGTGGATTGGTCC